CGGGTTCTACTATTTAGATTTCCCTAAAGGCACTCAAATTTTACTCTCAAGTCTCTTGTGTCTACCTATTTCACCATCCGGGCGTTAATTTTTAAAGAACTTCTGATTTCTCAGTGTATGTATACATTGTACACGACACCTGAACATTTGTCAATTATTTTAAGAGGCTTTCTACCCGATCTACAACCAAATCCCAATGTTCAGTAAATCTGTGACCACCGTTTTCCAAGATGGTCGTTGTTGCGTAAGGAAAGCCTTCTAGCATAGACTCATACGGGATTACCTCATCATCTTTAGCCAAAAACAAGTTTACCAAACTAGGGGAATATATTTCACGGACATGTTCCCGCATACTATCTAGTTTGTCTAAGTGTGCCAGTGAAACAAGGAATTCTTCACCAGTGTGATAGTTTTTATTTGGGCCTAATTTCTCCTTAAGAGTCTCGCTGGGAGTAGAACTGGGGTTAACTAACACAGCACAACTATCATATAGATGACCGAAATAATTTGCGTAGAATGCTCCTAGACTAGTGCCAACGAATACCAATTTTTCTGTTGGGTCTCGGGATCGCACGAAGTCACGGACAATACCATTGACCAACTCACCCACTAGATCAGGGTCAAAGGGCAGATCGGGAGCGATTACCTTATCATCACCGAACCGTTTTCTGAGAGAGGTGACCTTATCACTAGCACCTGAACTCGCAAAACCGTGTAAGTAAACTATCATCATGATGTCCAAAAGTCACTATCTGAACTATAGTATAGCAAACTACAGAATATTTGTCAAATTTTGGATGCGATATTATCAGGAAGATGCTTTAAATCAAAGCCTAAATTGGTTAATTTTTCTTTACCTTGTGGACTTAAATGAACAAATCCAACTATTATCTTTTCATGCGGTTCGCCCTGAATTAATCTGGTATAATGATATCCATCAGGGTTTAATTCTAATATCTTTTTACCAGTTAAAAATTCAGCATATTTATTGTCAATTGGTTTTGCACCTGCTCTAAGCATTAGTTTTTCAGCAGGTCCACTTACTTCTGCCCATGCTCTTTTTGTTTTAATGTCATCATTTTTCAGCATATTGTAATCTTTTAGGCCCTGTTCAGTTGCTTTATAACCGCCTTCAGGATTAGGTTCTGTTTCAGTAGCCATGGCAACTATTTTAAAATTATCCGTATTAGGTACTTTTTTATAGATTTCTAATGCGGTTATATGATTACCGCGACGAACTACTTTCCAATAACCTGGATCATTTGCTAATTCTTCAGCACTATTGGCGCTTTTAAAGCCGCCAATCTTTTTATAACTACGCTGAAGCATATTCCATATTTTATCCGCATACTTCATTTTTTCTTCAGGAGTATGTAGATTAAGAACTTTTTCAACTAATAACTGATGATAACGCATCTAGTATTTATACATATTGGAAGTGCGGGTGGGATTCGCACCCACGGCTTTACGGATTTGCAATCCGTTCCATTGGACTACTCTGGCACCGCACTATAGATCAGGCTTCGCACCTGACTGGACATTTGCTAGCGCACTCAGTTTAATGTCTAAATCATCAACTTGGTGGGTCCACCCGGACTCGAACCGGGAACTCCTAATTTAAAAGATTAGTACTCTTGACCAATTGAGTTATGGACCCGAAAACTTGGCTCCCCGGGGTAGGATCGAACTACCGACACCCTGATTAACAGTCAGGTGCAACTACCGCTGTGCTACCGGGGAATAAACTTACAAAACTACACGCTCACGAAAACGAGCATCCCATCCCTCTTCAGGGGGAGATCCTACTACACGAGTTTCAACGAAAAATCCATGAGATCCAAAATCACCGGTGTATTCACGAGCGGCGTCAACTGCCTGCGAACCTGATTCATAGACCCCAAGAACTTCCGTTCCTTCTCGCCCTTCATCAGCGACTAAAACATATACTTGCATGATCGTTCCTTTTGTGTTCGTTTTTTCTCACTACAGAAACTATTATACATGCCTACCGATTAATTGTCAAACGCTTGTTGCTAGTTGTTTTTTAGCAACAGTGTTATTTGGTGCCTTCGACAAGAATTGAACTTGTAACAACCGCTTATCAAGCGGCCGTTATACCATTTAACTACAAAGGCAATTTGGTCGGGAATGCAGGATTCGAACCTGCGACCTTCTGCTCCCAAAGCAGACCGTCTAACCGGACTGACGTAATCCCCGAATTTTCCTATAAATTTTTAACCTGTTGTATATTTATAAATATTATTATGTTACAAACTAAAGCCCGTATATCTTCATTTATTCGCCGACGTGTTATAGAACGAGACGGTTTACATTGTGTTTACTGTGATGATGATCTAAGCAATGCGGAAATACATTTAGATCATGTAATCCCTGAATCAAAAGGTGGTCCTACAACTTATGAAAATTTACAAGTAACTTGTAGAAAATGTAACCTAGCTAAAGGTGTACTCTCTGAAGAAGAATTTGTAAATAGGTTAAGAACCAGAGCATTGAATATTTTAAATAGAATAGGACCTAGTTAACATTAATTGGCTCCGGTGGATGGAATCGAACCACCACAAGCAGATTTGGAGGCTGCTGTACTGACCATTATACTACACCGGAATTGTTTGGTGGGTAGCCAGGGAATCGAACCCCGTATGTCTAAAGACGCCGGATTTACAATCCAGTGCAGTCACCAATGCTGCTCGCTACCCATATTGAAACACACTAAACCTAATGTGCTTGAATATGGTGTCAGTGTTGCTGACTAAGGAATCCCGACGCCCAGTGCTAAGAGAACACCTATTCGTCACCCTACTCTTACCATATTGAAATACACTAACCTAATGTGCTTTAATATGGAGCCTTTTCAGGCTACCATAAAAATTTGAATTTTAAAGAACTACTGATTTCTCAGTGTATGTGTACATTATACACTAAGGTAAGTTATTTATCAAATTTTTTGGGTTTTATATTTATCAATGTTGTTTTGGCGCGACTGGAGAGATTCGAACTCCCGACAGACCGGGTAGAAGCCGGTTACTCTATCCACTGAGTTACAGTCGCTTAAATTCTATTATACTATGAATATAATTTATTGTCAAGCCTGATGTTTTCAGGATCGAGCATTGTGTCTTTCCACCATATGATTATGGTGTATCTATTTTTTAAAGAAATAGATTTTACACCATGCATTACATTTTTACCATCAAAAAAGGTTAATGTTCCTGTTTTGGGCTTTAAGCTTAGCCCGTATTCAGTATAAAATTCTCCACCTTCAAAATCATCGTTGAGATATATTAAACTATTATAATCACCTTGTGCTCTAAACTTTTCTGTATGAGAATGTAGTTTTGAAGGAGTTTCACTTATTGGCCAAGCTTGCAATTGCACCTGATAGAATTGAAGTTTAAATCTTAATTGAAGTTCTAAAAACTTTTTGACTTGAAATCCAATAGGATCAGTGGTAATGTCTAGCGTTCGTAAATTGCTATCAAATTTAGATGCAAGATCGGCACCGTAGTTACTCTCATTTTGGGTATAAAAATACTCAATTCTTTTTTTATATTTTAGACAAGTTTCTTCATCTAAAAAATTAGTAAAAATAAACATATACTCTATTTAGTATAGTAAATTTGTTGGCTCCCCAACCTGGGGTCGAACCAGGGACCAATAGATTAACAGTCTACTGCTCTACCTCTGAGCTATCGGGGAATTAATTTTAGCTTAATAGAGCCAAAACTTGTTCATATGTTTCTTCAACTTCCCAAGTACCATGGGGAGGAACAAACACATAAGTTACTTCTTCTTGTGTGCCGTCATCCCTGACAACTAAGGTTCTATAAAAACTTACAATCAAGTCTTTTTTGATTGCAACAGGTTTACCTTTATGAGCAGGTGAAGAATTGGTAAGTGAAATAAACATATTAATCTCTATAAAAATTTGGTGCCCCCTGACGGATTCGAACCGCCGACCTACTGATTACAAATCAGTTGCGCTACCAACTGTGCCAAGAGGGCGTGTTAATATTTAGCTAGTATACACTAGCTCAATAAAATTCTACTATGTTTTGGTAATCCTGCACGTAAATAATCCATCTGATCAGCCAAAATGTTTCTATTCTGTAGAATCATATTTTCAAAATGTGATGGTTCATATGGCAAGTATAGCAATTCCATTCTAGATTCTTTAAGAGTTTTGTTACCTTTGTCGGCGTTACAATCTTTACAGGAAGTCACTAAGTTCATCCAACTGTTGGCTCCACCTTTGCTTCTAGGCACAATATGATCTCTGCTTAATGAAGTAAAATTGCTAAAATGACCGCCGCAATAGGCACAGATGTTTCTGTCACGTCCAAATAGGGTTCTATTGCATAATGACACTTTTGAGTGCTTATTTGGGTCAAACCCATGCCCTCTTACAGCAATGATGCTAGGTGTTTCAAGATAACTTTGAACACCATTTGCTTGAATACCTCCACGATATCTAGCAACAATATCACCTAAACTCCATGCAACACCATTTTTTGCATGATAAGCAATCGCATTGTCATAAGAGATCCATTGTCTTGGAACTCCTGAAATGTCTAATGCTAGTACGCTCACAATATAACTCCTTTTAACCGTCAAGCTTATTTAGCAGGGTTAATTTTACTCTCGGGGATTTTTTTAAGTGAATCTTTACGAACTAAGCAATCTCTTTGGGTTCCATATTTAAAAACTCTAAGATATTCGATTCCATCAATCATCCGTACATCGTTCAGGTCACGGCAGATAAATTTTTCTTTGTTCAATAGATTTTCAAAATAGTAGGCTTTCATAGTTCACTCCTTCATTTTCAACTAGTATATCATACCCTTAAATTTTTGTAACTAGTTTTTGTATCTCAGGTAACCATAAATATTTAATGTCTGATGCCCTTAGCGTATAGAGAGCATCCTCAATAGTTTCTACTAGTGGATCACCTGCTAGATTAAAGCTAGTGTTAAACAGTATGGGAACATTTTTTATTTTATTAAATTCTGAAATCAATTCATAGTAATGGGGGTTCTGTTCACTAGTGATTGTCTGTATTCGGCATGTACCATCGACATGAGTGATGGATGGTATAATATCTTTTTTATCTTCTAATACCTCTACTGCGTACATCATATGAGGGGACTCTGTTAGTCCAGCCATATCGAACCATTCATGAACTGACTCAGCCAAACATGACCCTGCAAATGGTCTAAACCATTCACGTTTTTTCACTTTATTTACAATATCCTTACCATTTTTATGGGTAGGATCAAACAATATACTACGATTACCCAATGCTCTTGGGCCTGCCTCACTACGGCCCTGAAATAATGCTACGATATTACTATCAGCGATTAGTTGAGCCATTTCGTTAACCGTAACATCAGATAAATTAAAACCGGTATAATCTATGTTTTCATAGTCTACGCTATTATCAGGTCCAATATATAAGCTTTTTTGAGGAGTTTTTGTTTTGTCTCCTGTTTGATTTCTATAATATAATTGACATGCTCCTATAACAGTTCCACCATCATGGCTAATAGGTTCATGATAAAATTCTACATTTGGAAACTTTTTTAAAAACCCATAGTTTGCTACACAATTAAGAATGTATCCACCAGACATTACAATTTTTTTCTTTTTTGTTATTTCCATAGTTTTTTGAATAAGAGAGGCTACTCTACGTTCTGATGATTTTTGAACAGCATACGCTAAATCTTTTCTGTAATCGTCTATTAACGATTCATTATCATGCCAAGTTCTATCTTCTGAGTGTTTTTTTAATTCAGGATTAGTATCTAATCTGATATTATTACTGCTAGGAAATTTTGGTTCCATTAATAACATATTGTTAAATTTACCATCATCTATCATTATTGAATGGTTAATATTTCCATAAGAAGCTATACCCATAGTTTTTCCGGCATCAATTGCGTGAAACCCTAAATATTTGGTTACTGCCTCATAACTTTTAGTTATGCCATGTGCGTAAGAAATCTCTACAGTAGCATCATTTTCATGATGAGACCACATATCAATATTATTACTGCCATAATTAACGTAATGCCTCTTAAAAACTGATGGATACCCCAAAGTCCAAATTGACTCTACTTCCCATGTATTAGATTCTACCCAGTCTTTTACTTCATCCTCAGACGGAAGTCGGTTATTAATATTCATACGATCTTTAATACCGTTTAAAACATTAGTAAATTCACACCTACTACCTGCACCATCTACTACTATTCCAGCAGCATCATCAAACCCTGAATTATAAAATGCGGTAGTGGCATGTAATAAATGATGGTTATTGCCAAATTTAACAGTGTTTAATCGGTAGCCCGGTTGCTTTTTTCTAATATAAGATGAATAATGATCTTCACCAGTCCAAGGGGCTACTGGAAAATGATTACTAGTATAGCAAAGCAATAGATGATCTATTCTATCAGTATATTGAAATGCTTTTTCTAGTCCTAAAAATGGATTACCGTCATATTTTACTTTAGATAATCTTTCTTCTTCAATATAAAATATTAATTCACTATTATAGTACAAAGCGGTTGATCCGTTATGCCCTACATTAATTGCTACTAACCACATCGTTTATATACCCTTTTGAGTAAGATTGTATATTTAATGTATGTGCGACTTTTACAAATTTAATTCAACTGGTGGTAAGGTCATTAAAAAAGGGTCTACTAGACCCTTTGTAAGAAAACTCGTATGATTGCCGAATTATTAAATTAGTTCATAATCATCTTTGCTTACCCCGCATTCAGGGCAAACAAAATCATCGGCTAATTCTTCCCAACGACCTTCAGTTTTTTCATCGTGTACATGGCCGCATACTATACATACATGTTCCATTATTGTACCTCCTCTAGCATCTTTTGATAAGCACTAGCGTGACGTTGTTCAACTCTCTTTAGAGCATCAAACCTTTTTTGTGCCTTAGCTAGTACATCTCTAAACTGTTTAGCATGTTCTTTACTTTCTTCAATTTGACCTTGCATTTCTTGTTCAACTTCATGGTTATGTTCCATTACAGCCGCACGATGAAATTCAGGATACATCGTAGTAAACTCGTATGTTTCACCCTCGATAGCTTTTTCTAAACATTCTTTTGTGGTTGGTTTACCGATTAATAGTTCTAAATGACCCCATGCATGTAATAGTTCTTGGTCTGCGGTATGTTCAAAATGTTTTGCAACATCTTCAAACCCTTCTTCTCGGGCGATTTTCGCAAAATAGCGATATTTAATATGAGCTTGACTCTCACCAGCCAAAGCACTTTCTAAGTTTTTAATTGTGATAGACATACATTCTCCTTGTGTGTGTAGTTTATTATTTATTCAACTGAATAAAATTTTCAATTATTATTTGGGTTTATACCATTACTGTGTCGGTCGTTAGGTGTATCTACGTCCTGAAACATACGCCTTTCTTGCAATGTCGGTTCATTAAAGATTTTTCTAGGATTAGCGCACATTACACAGTTTGGATTACCACAATTTAATGCATGTTGCTTGGCAAATTTATGAGCATCTTTAATAGGAACTCCATGCTCTTTGGCAATACGAACTTGCTTTTTTACAGCATTTTCATCTTTGAGCAAACGTTTAGAATGTTTGAATTTATCTTCTTCAGTACTCAAGGTATCCTCTTAGTGTTTAGATTTATAATCTAGAATAGCAGATTTTATAGCATCTTCTGCTAGTATTGAACAGTGAATTTTCACTGGGGGCAATGCTAACTCTTGGGCAATTTCGGAGTTTTTAATTGTTTCGGCTTCGGCGAGGGTTTTTCCTTTAACCCACTCTGTGACAAGACTTGACGCAGCAATTGCTGACCCGCACCCATACGTTTTAAATTTGGCATCTTTAATTACTCCTGTTTCCTCGTCTACTTTAATTTGTAAGCGCATTACATCGCCACATGCAGGGGCCCCTACTAAACCAGTTCCAATATCGTTGTCATCGGCATCAAATTTCCCTACATTGCGGGGGTTTTCATAATGATCTACTACTTGAGGTGAATAAGCCATACTGTTCTCTTTCCTGTATTTATTCGTCTTTATTAGATTCAAAAACAATCCAACCTAATTTTAATAGGTCATCTTTAATTTCGTCTGTTATGTAACCTTCACCGACGTACCCTTTGGATCTATCTTCATCGCCGTTATTAAGACCACCGCCCATACCTGAACAGTACCAATCTAGGTAATCACCTTGTTCTCTAATATCTGCTACAATTCCACCAGCATAGCGCCAGCTACAACCCCATGTTTGCTCGGTGAGAATAGGCCATACATCATTTTTTATAAACTCATTGTTACATAATGCGGCATAAAGATTCTGAGCATATCTATCATCTTTGCATTTGTCAGCCATGTAGTCAGAAGTTAACAGGTCATATTCCATATTATTTTCCTGCCATAGTATATTAAGTTCGTTCACTCTTCTTTCTTCAATCATTCGTTCCCAAAAATCAAGATATTCTTGATTAGGTTCTTGGTCTCTTTCTTTGCATCTTTCTATGTAACTTTTTCGTTGAAAACTATACTTATCGGGGCTAGAACGAACCTTGGTCATTAGTCAACTTATTTGAAAAATATTAATACAAGAGTTACAGCTTGAACCATGAACCCTACACCAATTGTAACAATATTAAGCAAATCTTTCAATAGTACTGCTCTAAAGAATAGTAGACCCAATCCTGCCCATAGCATAAGCACCACATCAACTGAAGGAGTAATATCGGTTACTCCAGTCATAAATGCTAATAGTGATGGAATGGTAGCAGCATGTAAACATATATTGGCTATCCAACCTAGAGTTTCAGCAGAAATTCTACTGAGTCTATTTGTGATGAAATCTTTAATAAAATTAACGATACTGTAAATATTATGCATGTTTTTTATTCCTATAAAAAATGTGATTACCGACCTTACCAATCTTTTCATGTCGCCAACCTGGGTTGATGTAAACGGCGTGATAGTACAGAGCATCTTTAAGCATATCTAACCTAAAGCCCTCTAGTAAAACTTTCTTGGCTACTGCATAACTTTCATTATACAGTTGATTGTCAATTTTCTTATTTTTATGGGATGAATCACAATACCAACTGAATTGGCATATAACCTTCTCCATGATTACATTTTTCTGATATACGACCCCGCAAATATCCTTAGGAAAGTTAGGGTTGTTCATTCTGTTAAGGGTTACTTGTGCAATAGCAACCTTGCCCTCAAATGATTCATTTGCCCCTTCGCGGTAAATATTGATTGCCAAACAGTCTAATGTTTTGTCAACATTGTTGACAGTAACATAGGACGAAGCTGTTTTGAGTTCTCTCTTTTCGCCAAACTTGTAAATAGTAACATAATTTACCAAAAATGCCACTAATACTAGTCCGATAAAACTATTAATAGTTTTTACTGAAAATTCCATTTTTTCCTCCTTGCTTCAAGACGAAGCTAATTATATCAGAAGCCCCAAATTAAGTAAAGAGAGTTGGGCTTCTAAACTAGTTTACCCAACAATCGCAGTTACACAATATTACTTCTTCTATTGCTTCAGAAACGCTAAATGAGGTGGGTGTCAGTGTACTTGATGTGTACTTTGTATTTATGTTAATTGGCACCAAATTAGTATCAGGGGAACCACCCAAGCTTCCTAATGCTTGTGCTTGACCATCGTCTACTGGAGATCCAGTACCAGTTGCTACCCTCGCTCCTGTTTTTACCACTACTATAGGAGTGCAATTTAATGGTTCAGGTTTATTGTCTAACAAGCTTACGCCTGTTTGGAATGGATTAATAATAGAACTAAGTTGTATTGAACTACCAACTATTGGCCCTGTTCCAGGGGAACATAGTGCAGGGCCAGTACCAATATCTTCGGGACCTAATGAGCAGGACCCATATAACGGTGCATTCAATATTTCCGAAATAGGGGATTGTTGACCAATTTCAGTTGAACTACGGGTCGCTAAGAAAGTCTGACTATTCGGATCAACATACCCATATGGATTAGGAGCAACTAACTGATTAGATGCATTTATGTTTACCAATACACTTGGTGAAGTGAAAATCGTTGTTGGATCTTGAGGATTACAATTTACCCCACTTACTGGTACGCCCTTAACACCTGTTGAAACAGTACCGTTGGCTAGTAGAATTTGCGCTAGTTTGGGATCTATTTCTCCTGGTATATTATTATCTAAAGGTATTCCAATTAACTGAAGCTTTGTTTGATTTCTTTCTTGGCGCATCATTCCTATGATACTTTGTCCACCTACAATAGATAAATCCGATATTGCTTCTAATGTTTGAGCTTCCATATTTGGTGCGGTACTCTGAGCCATTTCAGCAATAGAGTTAACAAAATTAGTAATAGTACTAGGATATGGATTAATCCTAGGATCTCTAGTAGGACTTGGTACTGGAGCAATAGAAGAGTACCGAGCTTCCTGTTCTGTAGCTAATTGTGTTCCTACTAAATTATAAACAGCATTTAGGTTCGTAGCTTTTAGTTGATTTTTTTGTAAGATTGATGCTATTTCGGCATTAGCCTGATCTATTAATGCTTCAACCTCAGTATCTATATTAGTGTCAGATGCGGATGATATTAAATCATATAAGTTACTATAAATTGTTTTTAATTGCTCAGTTTGTATATTTAATACATTATTATATATTTCTTGCCAATAGTACGGTAGTCCTGACATTGCACCAAAAAAGTCAGACATTGTATACGAGCCTGAAGGTCCGGATCCTTTGGCTAATGCCGCAAATGCTGCATTGGCTAGTGTAGTATTAACTGGTACATCAGTACCATTAATGAGATTTAACCCCTTAGTGGTTTCAATAGAAAACACTACCTGTGCGAATTTTTCAATATCAACTCCTGCTATACTGTTAATTTGCTGCATAGAAACAGAAAACGCACCAGTAGATATTGCTATATCGTCAGGTAATATTCCTAAAAGAAACGATCCAAATCCAGGTTGAGGAACTTGAAATGCGGATGTAGCACTAGGTACAGTAATAGGCGCCCCAATTGGGTTTATAACACCTATTTGATTTTTTACAGTAGGTGTAGATAGTCTACCATTAACACTCTGATTATCAAATATTGGATAATATGTCTTGCTATTTGTTGGGCCTTGTGTAGTGTTATATACAGGAACAGTCATTGACGTATAACTATTCGGGAATAATTTTTTTATATTAAGCAAATCTGCTAGTGATTCTAAGCCTCTAGTTTTACAGTTTAATGGAATTAATATTTCTTCTAAGTCTCTCCCAACTATAACTAAAAATGAGCCGTATAACTTTTGCTCTTGTTCTTTAGTAATACTTGTTGCAGTACCCAGCATAATCCTAGTAATTTCATTTTCAGTTAGGCCGCTAGATAATAGAGCCAAACTAAGACTTTGTGTTAGACAATTATTGATTACTATAGTCTGTAGTAATACCGATGGTAACCCAAACAATGCTATTTTTTGTAGATTTATTGCTCTACCTAAAGTAATTAAGTCTTGACCAAAGGCGGTGGTAGCTAAGTTAACACCTGCTATATCCGCACTTATCAAGTCACTCATATTACTATAAACACCTTGCAAGAAGTTATTAGACCTAGCAACAGAGTACAGAGTAGTATTATAGGAATTTATATATCCTGATGCAATTTGCATTGAAGCAGTGAAGTTAGAATATGCAGGTGTGGTAGCAAGAGGTATTCCATTCCAATTAAATTCATTCCATGCTTGAAATGCAGGTAATCTTATGAATCCCCATTGGGTAACTCCATAATTAACATTAGAAGTATTATATGGATTCCAAGTAGCTAATTGACCTGTATTAGTAGTTCCTGCTGTTGAATATCCTGTATTAGCAGGGCCAGTCCAATTATAACTACTTGGTTTAGAATTACCCAAACATGGTATCGTAGTTGCTCCAATCGCAATCAGCTTATCATATACACTAGGTGATAATGGAGGTGTGGGGACAAAAAACAATAACCCATATGCTGCGTTTATAGCATATGTTAACTTATTCAAACAGGTATCTGTTATAAGTTTACCGGGGGTATAATTAGTGTTGTCTTTAGAAGTACCTACATACTGGGTTACAATTGGATTTATAGCAAACCCTGTATTTTGTAACATTGCACCTAATGCATTTATTCCTAAAGGACTTTGAGATGCAACTATACTCATGAACACCTAACGGTTAAACTACCCTGTACAATAGGATGCCCGCATGTAGTAACCGATCCTACTCTTAAGAGTGGAGCATACTCACAGAAAACTGTTGGACTACCTGTTACAGTAAAAGAAATTTTATGTGGACCATTAAATGGTAAGTGCGGGGTAATAGGACTAACATTTAATCCTGCAGGTAGTCCGCTGACAAAAACTGATTTGGCGCATCTAAGTATTTTGCCACCTACTGAATTAATATCACCTAATCTACTAACTCCTCTACCTACTGACAACATAATATTACCCCATAATTAATTTTTTAGTTGGTACTTTTATTCCAGTTGTCGCTTCCAAATACTTTAACTTAATGTTATCATTAGTTGGAGTAAACATAGAAATACTATTAGTATTTAGTTTATTTTCAGCATTGATTTCTGCTGTCATAATAGTTGGAATCATTCCAACTCCAGTACTAGTAGTAACTACTGAAACTGGTTCAGAGACAGTAAGATAACCATATTCATCAGGGCCTGAGATTACCTTTGTTACGATTTCGTCACCATTGTTCAACTTAAATGTTAAAACTTCGTTAGTTGTGAATTGCATTTTTATCCTTGTGTTAATTTTTGTTTAAGTTCAGTAAACCCACCTACATATTCTTCATTGAGAAAAATTTGAGGTACTGATCTAGCATTTGGTACTGCTGCTAATAAATCTTCTTTAGCCCATCCTTCACCAATTTTTCGCTCTTCATATGGGATATCGTTTTGATTTAACAATGCCTTTGCTTGATCACAATAGGCACAATTGTACTTAGACCATATAACTGCTTGCATAATATTATTTTCCTTATAATTGTGGTAATTGATTATAGTCTAATGATTCAGACATAATGCCAATTACATAGTTTGTTGATTCATTTTCTTGTAGTGCCGTCTGCTTTTTGCTAGTATCACTATGCTTATTAAACCATGGTATAGGAGTGCTTTTTGGTGCTGAATTGAGATACTTAATACCTATTTCTTTAAGAGCATTGCTAGCTGTATAATCTACAAAATCTTTAAGAATATTAGCATTGAGTCCAATAACAGGACCCATTTTAAATAAGTATGTAGCCCAATCTTTTTCTTCTCTAATAACATCCATATACATACTGTATACTTCTTGTTCGCACTCTTGTTTTGCTTGTGCAAATCTACTATCTTCTTTTACTACTTGATTAATCAAGAAAGCTGTCCATTCTTTGTGCAAGAGTTCATCTTGTAAAATTAGGCTAATAATATTACCGTTGCCGATAAAGATTTTATTCTCCACCATAGCAAGACTAGTAGCAAAGCTAACCATAAAACGAAATGCTTCAAGGGCATAACTAGCATTCAGTGCTAGCCAAATTGCTTTTATGTGATCTTCCTCTGCTACATGTTTGTCTAGTTCTTTAGCACAATTAATTTGATGCAAGCTATCATAATACTTACCAACACTACTGGCCATATCAATAATTTCTTTTGTATCATGGATAGTATTAAACACATCCTTTGGTACGTTGTAAATGTTACGAATGATATGACTATAACTGCGGCTATGGATATTAGTTTCAAAGAAACTCCAATTATACATCAGTGCTTCTAGTTCAGGTAGACTAACAACAGGGGTAAACACCTGTGCTGGCCCACGACCTTGAATACTATCAAGTGCTGTTTGTCTTAGTAAGTTACTAGTAAAGATATGTTTAACCGCATCGCTAGCATCTTTAAAATCATTAGCATCTTTAGATAGACTAATTTCTTCAGGTACCCAAAAGAATCCCCTAGCTGTTTGTTCAATCTTTTGTAGTTTATTATACTTGACTTCTTCAAACCGTTGAATGGTAACTGGACCTTCAGGGTCTAGAAACATTTTACGATTTAAATAATCTGTTTTAGTGTTTAGGTTGTATTGTTGTTTGCTCATAGTTTTCTATTTTAGTTATAATTATCGTCTTTGTCAAGCTCTACCCACGTATAGTCACCTAACCATTTTACCTTGCATATAAATTCATAATGAGTCGGAGGCCCACTACTCCAATCATCAGGCCCATTGTGAGTTAATATAGTGCCTTTTTGTATATGGTCATATGCTAACCAATATATTTGCCCATGATAAACTTGAAAATTGTAATGAGCATTATGTATAGCATCAGTAATTTCTAATCTGCGTTTAATACCCGCAGCTTGAGTTTGAAGTACTTGAACTAAGTCCATAATTCTATTATATTCTTGTTGTGCATACATCCTAGCTACATTAACCATCTGATCTTTCTGTTTTAATACAGGGATCAACTCAAACTTTGGCCCACTTGATTCTGTAGGGTAAGGAGTAATATTTCTATTGAAAAATTCGACCAAACCCGTACTTAATTCAGCATCATAGCTTTCTCTACCCTGTGCCAAATTACTCTTAGCGGTCATTAAAACTTACCAGATGCTAATACAATTTTACAAATATGTTCAAGGCGCTCGATATGTTCATAGGCTCGCCACGGGCTAGTATCAATTGCCACAACACCGTGTCCTTTGATACCAACAATGTCATATTTTATATGACCAGTTTGGTGATCAAGGCCTAAATTTTCATGGCATTGGTCAGCCAATTCTTGACTGATAGGAGCAACATCCCCTACATTTGGGGCGACCTTTGTATATCTACTAAGTTCAGGGAAATCTTTAGTAAGTTCATTTAGTTTAATGCCGGCATGCATTGCAGCAACACAATAAGTAGGATGTAAATGTACAACTACTCTAACATTGTTATCATGTTGTCCTAGATTCTTTTGTAAGCCAAAGTGTAATGGGATTTCACCACTTGGTCTTAGATTTGCGCTAATAGCTGTGTATTCTAGTTCACTCCAACTATAGCCAAACTTATCAGAACCTACTACTTCATTACTCCATTTATGGATTTGGATCTTTTTAAATTGATCAGGTTGTAGAGTTTGCTTTCTTACGCCAGTAGGAGTTATGTAAAAATGATCTCTATCATAGTAACGAATACTGACATTAGAGTCTCTACTAGTGCTCCAATTTCTTTTATATCCTTCGATTAACACATCACAAATTGTTTCTAACATTGTTTATTATCCTTATAATTTACATGCTTCGCAATCTTCTTCTTCATCAAAATTAATAGGCATAAGCGGAGCTTCCTCTGCCACTGCTTTACTACCTGCTTTATTAATCAAACTATAATAAAAAGTTTTTAGGCCCCAAATATGTGCTTGCATTAGATTCTTAGCTATAAGTGTTGTAGGAACTTTACGATCAGGGAAAAATGCAGGATTATAAAAAGTATTAGTACTAATGCTTTGATCTACATAAGCAGCCAATACAGCAGCGGTTTTGATGTAACCATCACAATCTTTTTGTTCCCACATGAGTTGATATTTATTTTTTAGTTTTTGGTATTCAGGTACTACTTGGACAAAAGATCCAGCTTTACTTTCTTTAACAGAAATTAAACTCATTGGCATCTCAATACCATTTGTAGAGTTAATAACTACTGAACTAGATTCAACTGGAGCAATTGCCATAAGAGTAGCATTACGCACACCATATTTCATCATACTTTCACGCAATGTTTCCCAATCAAGTTCGGGGCTAAAGTTAGCTAAATCATTAACAGCCTCTGCTCTTAACTCCCAAGGAAATATACCTTTACCATATCTAGTTTTATGACTGTCTTTACATGGGCCACGTTCTTTGGCTAACTCTACTGATGCTTCTGTAAGATAAAAAGCTTGATGCTCCATCCAATCTCTAACATCTTGTAGTGCATCTTTGTCGCCATAGTTATAACCACGCTTGGCATGCCAGTACGCTAGATTCGTAACACCAATACCAAGTGGTTGAATCTCATCGTTACTTAATTTAGATTGAATACTAAGAAAGTCCTGATAATCAAGTATGTTGCATAGACTACGTTGTAATATACGACAAACTCTACGCATATCTTCTGGGTTACGGAACGCACCCCAGTTGATAGAACCCAATGTACAAAGTGCTATACGTCCATCGCTATCATCTAACCGTTTGAAAGATTTAGTAGGTAACAAAATCTCACAGCAAAGATTGCTCTGATAAATGGTATGATACTCAGGATCAAACGGTCCCTGTTTCATAACATTGTCAATGAACACTAAGTAGATACGTCCTGTATCAGTTCGTTCTTTTAGAATACCTGATTTGAATACCTCTTCGGCACTCATAGTTTTTTTACGAAGACCTTTTTGTTTCTCGTACTTTACATAGAGTTCTTCAAAAAGTTCTGTGTTTTTGTAGAAGGCTTCATAGAGGTCTGGTACTTGGTTTGGATCGAAGAACGTAATATTTTCTTTGTTCTTAAACCTACGCCAGAAGAATGCTGAGAGTACGACACCATAGTCCATATGTCTGACTCGGGTTTCTTCGGTTCCTTGGTTATTTTTGAGCACAATAAGGTCATCAAATTGGTGATGCCAAATCGGATAGAATACGGTAGCTGAAGCATTTCTAATCCCTCCTTGTGAACAACTGCGTAAATCGCCAAACCATTTTTTTAAGAACGGGATCATACCTGTATGCATGATCTCGCCTCCCCTAATTGGACTACCTAGTGGGCGTAGTCTACCAATCTCTAACCCAATGCCAGCACGTTTGCTAGCATATTTGGCCATCATCTCTCCACTAGCGAAAATACTATCAAGGTCGTCATCGCTACGGATAAGAACGCAACTGCTAAACTGTTTAGTAGGGGTTCCGAGACCAGCCAATACTGGAGTCGCCAAAGTAAATAACCCATCACTTGCTGCATTATAGTACTCCTTGATATAACGCATTCTAGCACTTAGTGGCTCTTCTTTGTGAAAAATTGTAGCAGCAGCCACAATATAACGAATTTGTGGAGTTTCGTAAATTTCCTTTGTGCTACGGTTGCGTACTAGATATTTTTCAATTAATTGTTCAATGGCAGCATAGCTATATTGTTCGTCCTTTCCATGATCAATGAAGGATTCCATTTTATTCCAATCTTCTTCACTGTACCATACTAATAACTCTGAAGTATATAAACCTATTTCAACGTTTCTTTTTATAATACTATATAGACTGGGAGGGGTATAAGCTCCATACACATCTTTTCTAAGCATACTCAATCTTTGTTTACCGGCTACATACTGATAGTTAGTATGACCTAGCTCAGGGTTACTTTCTACATCAATGAGGTCTACTACTGCTCTAAGCGTAATCTCATCAATTTCTCTAGTAGTGATACCATCGTGAAAATGTGGTTGAGCCTTAATTTCTATCATTGATTGACTAACATCAGCTATCCCCTGACATATTTTTGCTATTTGTGACTGCCATTTTTCCAATGTAAGGGGCTCTTTAACGCCAGAGCGTTTAATAACTGATATTTTCATTTTTTACCTATTTTATAATTATGGTCGGGTTTGATGTTATATTTACTACAGCATCAAACCCATATCACATGATATATTTTACGTGATTCAATACTAATATTATATTACAGTCTGCTAATTATAGCAAATGTGAAGGTAGCCATAATAGCTTTATTCGTATTGTATATGAGAGAATTGACTTCCTTTAGATCCCCCACCTACAAAATGAAAATCATTGACATCTAATGGAATTAAATTTGCAACGTTTAAAATAGTTTTTGCAATGTGTTCCGGAACAGATTTTAGAAAACAGTTAAAACTGTATCTTGTGCCCCTAGTGATAGGTACAACTTCATGAATCCAAAAGAAATCAGCTGGGAAAATTATAGCGTCACCTCGCCTTAATTTTATAGAATTTCTGCCTCTGAAAAAAGTAAATTCTCCCCCGTCATAATCTTCATTTAAATTTATAGTACAACTACCATATTGAAACGTAGTATGATCTGTATGAGGATGTATTGAGGATCCAGTTGCATATTTTAATAACCTATATTTATGTACAAAATTAAAGGCTGTTTGTTTCAATGCTGTATCATGAAAGCTGTGAAAAGATTTTAAATAATCTCTATACCGATGTACAATTTCAGCTACAGAATTTCTGAGTAGGGTAACTTCAAATTGATTAGGGTCTTTTAATTCGATAGATTTAAAAGTGGATTGTTTATATTCACCCTCAGGAGTCCCACTAGATTCATACAATCCGCTATCATTGCGAGATTCATAATATTTTATTAAATGATCGCATTCTTGCTCACCTAAAAAATTGGGTATGTGCAAAAGTAAATCAAATAAATTTATGTCTTTTTTTTCCATAATTATCACCTATAAGAAAATGCAGTATTATCTACTGTAATATCTGTTCCTTCCATTATTTCTTCGTTTACACCAGCCCATACTTGAAGAGTTAATCTAGGAGTGTCTACCGCATAGTTCACAACAGAAACATGATGTTCTTCGTGAAGATCATTTATAACACACAAATTATAAACAGGGTTTACCACGAATAATTCGTGTGTATTATGATCTTTCCATAAAAATAACCCACCATCTTCTATATTCCAATTTTTGTTTAGATAAATTGTTGCTCCAAATGCTACATGTTGGTCATTGTGAAAAGGAATTGTGGATCCCCTTCCCCAAACACAAAACTGAGATTCTAATGGAACACCTTCAAACTTTTTATCAACTTTAGCGAATAAATTGGATAAGGTTTCATTTAATTCGGGCGTAGGCACTACGAATGTTAATGAAGAATTTTTTTGTAATTTGGTATCCCAAATCAAATTAGTCCACCCCATTCGTTTTGTCTCAGGATCTCTACTTGACCTAGACTCAACTATTTTGTCTACAATGTCAAAGGTTTCTTTTGGTAAAAAATTGTCTACTAATATCATTTTAATTATACACTGTTTTATTTTTCCACATTTCTACGTAATTGTTTGTACCCTTAAATCCAAGTGACTCAATATCTCCACCTACACTCGGTTTTCTAAATGCTATAATATCCGCATTATCAAATATAAAAGCGAACCACTTTTGATCATGAAAAGGTGTCAAACAAAACATTTCACCTGAAGTCAATACTTTATCATCATTTGATTCCATAATAGCTTTACCTAATACACCTGGACCAGTAGGATAATGGGCCCAATGACCGTAATATTTGTTTTTAACATTTTCTACTATTATTTCAATTGCTTTTTTTGTAACATCTGACTGGGGCTTAGAATATTGAATAGTAGTTGATACTGCCCAAGATTTTTGTGATAGCGCATGGTAATCTCTAAAAGCGAAGAAATTATGTTCTTCTATGTAATCCATTGGTAACTGATTAATAAATCGAGTATTCAAATCAACATATAATCCACCAAAATGGTATAGGAGACAATATCTCGCTAAATCTGATTTATATGAATATGGTTTTAAATTCATATATGCGTTATAAATCTCATTATCGAATTTGTCTTTTAAGAAAGATTCTAATTCTTCTCCTGAATAAAGATGCGGATCAGCATTAGGCACAAATCTCATTAGTTCACTAATACAAAATTGAGCGTAGTCAGGTAGCTCGGTTGGCAATTTATTTGAGTCATTAATAAGTATTTGGTGCAATTTCATATGGTTAGTTATAATTTAATGCTATAGATGAAGTTTTGGTCTCTGTATTAATCGTACTATCTGTAATTTTAGTATATGGTATTGTTTCAGATCCTAATTCAGACTTTATAATATTTATTAAATCTGAAATTTGAGACTCATTGAAATTTAAAATACCATCATTCTTTCTTTCTGCATAACTAGACTCCATGTCTAGTAACCTAATTGGCGAAAAGATTGGGTTTTTGTTTAGATTACGATAAAATTTAAAGTAGCCCGGATAGCTAACATTTTTTTCAAAAGTTGACCCCATGATTACTAATCCTTTTTTATCGAATGCCCTAGCAATATGTTGCCCTACTGAGTCTACTCCGAGAAAATAATCACACTCGGAAATAAGCGACATGTATATGCGTAAATCAATAGCGTTTTCTAGCGATATAGAAATATTATCTTTTGGATGTTTGAATTTATGATCTCCAAAATAAAATACCAAATATTCTTCACTCAGCTTTTTAACTATAGAAAAATAATCATCTTGATTTAAACTTCTGTTTGATATATCTATGGTTTTGCCTTCTATAAGTTCAACGGTGCTTCCGAATGGTTGAAAAACTATAGTTTTTTTCTTGTGAGTTTGATGTTTGTAATAAGAAATTAATTCTTTAATTTTTAATTTCTCATAACTGCTCAAATATAAATTTGGTTTTCCTATATCTGAATGATCATTTGTATTATTAATAATTTCATCAAATGATTCAGCTAGAGATAATTTTTGGTTATAATAGCCGTGTACATGATATGGTTCAGGAGATACCACCTTGGTTTCTTTAATAATATCAAACAATCCTTTTTGAGATGAACTAAATGTTCTATCTTGTAAATTAGGATGACTCCATAATAAACATTCCCAACCTGCAATTAAAATTTTGAAATTATCTTTAGGATTTAATCTAAGATATTTTTCAAGAGCAGGTATTGCGGTAATTATTCTGCCGGCACCTCCATTAATTAGAAAAGTAGTGTTCATTTATTAATTATATATGGCTTCAAAGCTAAAATGTTCATTTTCATAATTATTATAGCTGAAGTTTACTAAGTCAGTTTTAGGGTAATCGCCCTTTGAATAATCAAAATAAAAATCAAAATTTTCTAAATCAATTAGTCGTAAGTCTTTATAATCATTTTTAGATTGTTTCTCAAATGATGTATTATTTTCTTTAGCCTTGTGTAGGACCTTTTTTCGGTCTTCTAATCCCCAGTGTAAAGTATGCATATGTTTGGTTTTAAATTCTTTGTCATATGAAAACTCTAGATTATTATAACGCCAACCTGATAACGTACCGACGTAATTCTTATCAAAGTTATTGTACACCGCTGTTACCAAATTAGTACCGGTAATGTAGAATACTAAAAAAGATTTACCATTGAACGCTTCATCAAAATTGTTATGTATTACTTTAATGTTATTGTAGAGATTATTGTATTTTTTACTATAGATTAATCTTTTTTCAGCAATACGCATACATTCCTGAAAAAAACTATTTTTTGGAATGCCAGCCATTAATGAATTTTCTAATGGTTCTCTATCTTTAATATTCTCAACAAGATATGCATCTTTTACCAATTCGTCGTAAAAATTGCTGTAGCAAAACATATCCATATCAGCATATATACCTCCCATGTAATCTAACATGCAAAATCTAGCAAAGTCTATTTTCATGATATGAATAGGGAAAGAACAATACATTTCATAATATTTTGGATAATATTTTTCAACCAAGCTATTAATATCATCATCATTCCAAAATATATGCTCAAAACTATCAAAATGATTTTTCCAAGAATCATGACATTTATTCCACATAGGGTGCCAATCCTGTCTATTATTTGGTGCAGTTTGGTGTATGATTTTTGGAATACCCATTAAGTATTTTTAACCACGAATTTCGTTAATTCTTCCTTTTGGCATTGCAATTAGACTGAAAGATATAGAAATTCTAGATTTACTGTGTTTATTTGGCAATACTTTATGCGGGATGTAAGAAGGCCATAAAAACACTGTGCCCTCAGAAGGAGTTATTTGTAGTTTTTCACTTGTAAATTTATTTTTAGATTCTGCCATCAAACAACCTTGCCATACTGGGTTGAGTCCTGGATTAGATAATACTAGCTTACCACTATCTTCTGGCGCTTCTAAATAAAAAACTCCAGTAAATGTATCAGCATGTACATGCTCTAGTAACATATCGTTCGGGGAGTCATAAAAATTAACCCAAGCTGAAGTCATAAAAACTTCAGGTTCATTAAATTGCAGATCAAATGATGCCTTCATTCCAAAATTACAGATGAAATCAAACAATGGAGCTAATTCAGTTTCTTTTGTTAAATTGATAGGAGATTGATATCCACCGATCATGTTATTTTTGTTAACACTTTCGGGATATTTTTCTCGGAAGGCTTGCACACATTTAATAAAAAAATGCTTATGTTTTTCAAATTCAGGCAGCTTTGCTTCCCAAATCGGGGTAGTGAAGATTTGTAATAAATTCATAATTCCTCTTAATAGTGTCTAATATTTAGACCTGAATAGTAAGAGTGAATTTTTATTAGAAGGGTATTCTTCTGAATGCTCTAGTAAATACAGTGGTATTTAATTTACCATATAAACATCCAGCTGCTTGGTTAAACGGAGTTCCCCATCTTGCCCTGGTATCTTGAATAGCTAAAATATTTACACCACATGGGTTTGTAGGGTATTCGGTAGAAGTAACTGGGCCACCGATTGCCGCCGGCCCGTTAGTAATTGCAGGCATTGCAGCTGGCCAGCCTAAATATGGAAAACATGTTTGCATACACGGTAATGTATAAGAAGTATGGCAGTTTGCTTGTTGCCCTGCGTTCGCCGCTCCTGTATAGCCAAATGTTTCAATGTAGACATTATTAGTAAAACTAGTTGATGCTTCTGTATAAGCTGGTACATACCAATCACTGTACCCGTTAATGCTTAAGCCATTGGCCCATTGCATTAGCGGATAGTTGGAATTGTTATATAATTTAGTAACAAAATAACCATCTGGTTGATTGTTAGTTTGTGGGGTACAGCAAACAATTGGAATCGCAGGAATTCTCCAAACAATACCTTTAACTGTACCAGCAGGTTGGGGAGCTATAACTATATAATAATTGCTAGGGCCTACCGTAGTACACCCTTGCCAATATCCTCCACAATAACATTCTCCTAATTTTCCAAAGTTAGCCGATTTTCCATAAAAATTACTATACGCAATTGTAGAAGAGGGAGTAGGAACTTGAGCTAAAGATCGGTATTGTGCCCCATCAATAGACATAGGAGTAGTTGAGGAAAATCCTAACTCAGTGTTAATTTGATTTGCTGCTATAGAAGATGGTGCTGATGGTAAAACCATTTTTATTAATATTATTAAAAAGGAACTCTTCTGATCGCTCTAGTAAATACACTTGTATTTAGTTTACCAAACAAACAGGTGGATAATTGACCAAAAGGAGAAGACCATCTAGGTGAAGTACTTTGAACTGCTAAAATGTTTACACCACATGGATTGCTAGGGTATTCAGTAGAAGATACTGGACCTCCGGATACTGTCGTAGGTTGTGCAGGCATTGCAGCTGGCCAGCCTAAATATGGAAAATTAGCTTGCATCTGAGCCAAAGTATAACTATTGTGAAAATTTGCTTGACACCCTGCATTAGCCGCGCTTGCCGAACCAAATTTTTCAAGATATATATTATTAGTGAACACATTTGATGCATCAGTGTAAGCCGGCACATACCAGTCGCTATACCCGTTAATGCTTAAGCCATTGGCCCATTGCATTAGTGGGTAATTAGAATTATTATATAATTTAGTAACTAAATACCCATCTGGTTGACAATTAGTTTGAGGAGTACAGCAAACAATTGGAATCGCAGGAATACGCCATGTAAGACCTCTAGAATATCCTGCTGGCTGAGGTGCAACAATTAAGTAGTAATTACTAGGCCCTACCGAAGTGCATCCTAAATACCATCCTCCAAACACACACTGTCCTAAATCGGTAGGCGGCGCAGTTTTCCCATAAAAATTACTCATAGATATTGTTGAACTAGGAGTAGGAACTTGAGCCAATGCTCTAGCATTAAAATTATTAAGGCATAGATATCCAGCACATGGGGCTCCAAATTCAGCATTTATATCATTAAATGATATTGATGAGGGTGCGACTGGTAATGTCATATCTATTATGTCCTATATTATATGTTTGGAGGGAATAATGTAAAGCCTTCTGCAAATATTTCTTCACAAACACTAATTAGCTCTTGAATAGAAGTCACCGCATCAATCCGCTGAGAACTATTATATTCCCACTCCCAAATGCTTTGGACTCGGTTTTCAATAGTTTTCATTAATTCAAACATTTCGGCTTTGCTTAATCTAAGCCAACCGTTATCTTTAAACTTCCAAATAGTAGTATCATTATCATTCATTATGCTATATCTAGTTTGTATACAGGTCCTATAAAATATACTAGCTTCAACTTTAAATGATTGATTTTGTATAGTAACCCACATATCAGTATTTTCGTGATTGGATACTTGGTCACTTAATACTTTTAATAAATCTAATTTTGCTTGATCTAACGGTTTTTCTTGTTGCTCATACGTGCCTATAGCGATCCCTGTAGAAAAATCCCATGCCGTATGTCCATTACTATAGTACGGATTATCTACATGTTGAGAATTTATCATTTGGGCTTTGTATATTTTGATACTATCATTAATTATTAAAGGAGTATCTAATGGTACTATACCTTTTCTAAACGCCAATACATCATCCGGTATTGATTTTGGTGCGCCATATCTTTCTAATTCAGTGTTCATACAGTCACTATGCCAATGCACAGGACCATATACAACCTCTCCATCTACAGTAAAAACATATAAATCTACTCTAGGATTATAATAATCTGTAAACACCCAAGGTAATTTTTTATCTTCAATAGGAGGATTTTTGGCTATTTCAAGCTTTTCTAATAATTCAGCTTCTATTGTAGGAATATTTTCAGATTGTTTAACCCATTCGATAATAGTATCATTATCTAAATTTTCATATTGAACAAATGCAGTGGGATCAGGAGATGCTAACAGGGTGTCTCTGTAAACATCAGCGTAATAAGACCCTTCTGTAACTTGACAACGCCATGTTACTCTTTTTATAACGTTAGCCATTCCATCTACTGATGGTGTAGTATACAAAGACAGAACTTCCCAATTATAATTAATCATACTCGCATCCTTTAATAAATTTCACCAGTTTTAGAATAATATTTCTTTGCTGGATCATAGTACTTGAATTTATCCCATCCTGGTTCATTTTGTAAAACTTTTGTACCTTGCGTCCAAACACCAATGTGTTCAACGATGTTCGTTCCATCATGATTTTTTAAGATAGCCATTTTCATGTTGTATTTATCTTTAAAGTATTGCATCACTGGTTGTTCACCTAAATTACATCCTAATGTTTGTTTAATAGGCTCTTTTGTCAACCAACTTGGATATAATGAAGCCATAGTCCAAAAAAACTCATCTCTAATGTTACATCTATATTGGTTATTTAATATATAATCATCTTGTTCAATCAGTGGTTGATTAATTTCATGTTGATACCATGGATTTCTTTTTAAATTTATTTGACAAATATTAGGATTATTATTTAAATAATCTATTAGTAATTGTACACTAATTGGTTGGGTAAAAACTACATCATCTTCATGATGCCATATGTAATCAAAATTTTGAGTGCTTAAGTATTCCCAAAGTTCAGACCAAGTTAATGTTATTCCCTTGTTGTCAGGGTGTAATACTACTTCATTGAATCCGTATTTTTTAGCAATATCAATAATAGCGGCATCATAACGCTGAATAGGATAGTCATCTATGAATATACTATAAACATCATTATCACCAAAATCAATAAATTCTTCATGGGATTGTAGAGTTGGAATCAAAAATTCAAATCTATTAGAAGAAAAAACTACCCTACAAATTCTCATTTTAATACTCAGTATTTAAGAAAAATAATTGAAATAACCTGCCGTTTTGTAAATTTGTACCAAAGTAATCTAATGATGTATGATAGATATCACTTCTATACAGTATGAGTCTATTATATCTATTTGCAATTCGATCTATTAATTCCCATTTGGTTATGTCTTGGGTAGCATCGGAATAATCAGTACCATCTTCATACATGCTACCTGTTTTTTTATAAGCAAACAGTCCTGTTCCACTTGATAACGGGGCATCAGGAGTAAGATAACATACACCTGCCCACGTGTTATGATGATCTGTATGTATCCAACTTCTATTGGTAGATGTTGCAATTTCAAAACATCCAGTTGAACCGTCTACCGCATTCCAATTAGTTACTTTTCCTGCTACAGGAGACAATATATTTTGAATTATCTCTTTAATATTATCGTTTAAAAAACTTTTAGTTCTTAAACCAGGCCAATTTCCTCTTACTTTGAAATCTTGTGCAAGAGCAAACTTTCTTAAATCATCTACATTGTAATAAAAATCTTCGGTTATAATAACATTAGTTCTCATGCTATCTCCATTTAGGGCCATCAAACCATGCAGCTACACTATGTCTTACACCAGCTGTAACTGGATTAGCTCTATGCACAAAGAAAGAAGGAAAAAATATTATTGTACCTTGTTGTCTAATGTCACTAGCATCAGGTTTAGAACTAGTATCTATTAACTCAAAATCTCCACCTTCATATTCATTAGGGTCTGTTAATTGTATTATGCAGGAAAGTTTTCTATGATAGGTTGGGTCACCGTTTAACCAAAACACATCATGATGATCTTTGTACTCTCCTTTATAACTAGCATCATATTCCGCTAGTTGAATGTAATTCAATTTAGATAAATGAAAATTAAAAAAATCATTATTGGCTTGTCTAGCAGTTTTCCATAATGTATCAAATAAGAATCCATAGTTATAATGGTACTCTTGTATGAATCTAATTTTACTTCTTCTAGTTTCAGAATTTACTCTAGCAGAATTATTAATCCCTACAACTGCATCTTGCTCAGGTAATCCTGTAGACATTTCAATAATATTTTTACATGTTTCTTTACTTATATACGATTTAAAATAACACCATTCACCTAACACTTTATTCCTTTATAGTTTAGACTTAATATACTCTAATTGTTCTTTTTGCTCTTTTAAAGCTTGTATTAACAACGGTATTAATTTCTCATATCTTATCGTTAAGTATTTTTCGCCTGATAAACTATGCCCGTGATAATTTGCATCAAATGGAGCAATAGTGGTAGCTTCGGGTACTACTTCTTCGACTTCTTGAGCGATCAATCCTACTTGTCTTTTTTTATTTATATAGCCAAAACTCTCGGCTAATTTATTTGAATTATAATATACCCCTGTTAGCTTCTCAAGCTTTTCCAATGAATTTTCAATGTCTACTATGTTTTCTTTCAATCTACGATCAGAGTAGTAAGCGGTTATATCTCCTGTAGCTCTAATCTCACCTGTTGTTCCGCTAGCGGGTGTATTAATTCCCAAGCTAGTTACTTGGGTGGTTTCGGCTGCTGTAGGTCCTTGTGGTCCTTGCGGACCTTGAGGCCCACGCGGGCCATTTGGTCCTGGACTTCCAGGAACACCAGTAGGACCGGGTCCACCTTGGGCTCCTTGTGGACCAATAACAGGTGTCCCTTGAGCACCAAATGGACCCTGTGGCCCCTGTGGCCCAGCATCCCCTATTGGTCCTTGTGGACCTACAGTTTGACTGCCTTGTGGACCTTGTGGACCAGTTACACCTATACTCCCCTGCGGTCCCTGCGGTCCCTGAGGGCCTTGTGGTCCCCTAGCGCCAAGCGGGCCGGGGTTACCTGTATTTCCTTGCGGCCCTTGCGGCCCTTGCGGTCCATTTAATGTAGTCCCTTGAGGCCCGATTATTCCAGGAGCTCCTGCAGGACCTTGTGGGCCTTTGATGTTTGTAGGTGGACCAATCCAAACTCCTGATGAATTTATGTCTGCTACTGTGCCTACAGTAAGACCATTTTTGATAATGAAAGTTCGATCCACTTAATTTTTCCTATGATATTTTTTCTAACAATTTTTTTATTTCTTTTTGCTGTTCTTTTATCGCCTCTATAACTAGCGGAATTAGCATGGTATAATTAATAGTAAGATACTCATCACCTGTCAAGCTATTTCCATTTTTGTCAGCGTCAAAAGGAGCTATAGAAACTGATTCTGGAAGTACGGCTTTAACTTGTTGGGCAATAAACCCTACTTGACGATCATAATTATGGTAACCAAATTTTTCAGCTAGTTTATTTTGTGTAAAATAAACACCTGTAATACTTTGTATTTTTTCAATACAATTATCTATTTTTTTAATGTTTTCTTTTAACCTACGGTCTGAATAGTTTGCAGAAATATTGTCTGTTGCAAGTATATAACCAGTTGGACCAGCTGGAGTATTGACTCCTAATGAACTTACACTAGCTCCTGTATTTCCAGTAGTTCCTTGTGGACCTGCCGGTCCTTGCGGGCCTGTTGGGCCCTGTGGCCCCTGTGGACCGGTATCACCTGGACTACCTTGAAAGCCATTTGGCCCGACGCCACCTTGTGGTCCTCCTGCTCCTTGAGGTCCTTGAGGTCCTCTTACTCCGATAGGTCCTGCGGGGCCTTGGGGTCCTTGTGTTGCAGGACCAGTTGGTCCTTGTGGCCCTGTTACTCCGGCAGGACCTTGTGGACCTTGTGGACCTTGTGGACCCGCACCGCCTGTTCCAGTACCTTGTGGCCCTTGCGGTCCTGCCAATCCTTGCGGTCCCTGCGGTCCCTGAGGGCCTTGTGTACCAATAGTACCCTGAGGGCCTTGGGAGCCTGGCACCCCTTGA